CAGGTTCTGTTCACCAACAAAATCGCTTGAAGCAAATTCAGTAATCAAGAACAGATCAGCATATCCTTTTGGATGCATAGCCAAGAAACGGCCACCATCTTCTGGGATATTTGCAGAGCCAAATGTTTCAAACAATGACAACAAATCTGCTTTTTCAAGAGCAGATGATGTGTCATGAATTTGAGTTGAATTAGCACCTGCGTCCATTGCAGTATAAAGAATCTCGTCAGTCTTACGACCAAGAGCAGCAGCAGCAGATTGTGCTACAGCTTGACGTTCATCAATATTAGTCTTTAATTCATCGAGCTTGTCGATGTATTCAGCCGCGTAATGGTCAGCCATAGTTGCCTCAACCTGTGTGTGGGTGAGTTCCATAGCGGTAATGTCACCATTGCGTGACTTTGTAGAAGCAGAACCAGTACCGATTTTTTGGAAGCGAACAGTGCTACCAGCAACATTGCCAACTGTGCGTACAGTGTTACGCAACTTTGAACCCATGCGCTGATAAGCCATGTGAACTTCTGACTCGAACTGCTTGATAAATGCGACATCAATAGTATTCGCCATTTTATCAGTCCTTTCAAAAGAGGTTTACGTTTACGACACAGTTGTCCGTAACATCGCGTCAATCGGTTATCCCGCAGGGCCGTCAGCTAGAAACAGGCTGTACTATTCAAATCTCACTTCTATATCACGTTGGCAACGCACAAAACGTAAACAATGATAACCATTTATAACGGTAGGTTGATTTGAAAATGAATATCCTAACCAATCAAGCCATTTGATAGTACGTTCATGTTCAATAGGCACAAGATTTTCTACCCAATCATATTGGTCACAAAGCCAATTTGACATTAATTTTGATGTTTTTAAAAATTTTCGTGGTATATCATCCAACACAGAAGAACCTAGCATCCATATATGACCAGATGTAAGGTCTTGTTTATTCTCAAAAGGAAATACACCAAACATACAAACAGGTTCATCTTTATACAAACCTGTCCATGTTCTTGCATGTTTGCTAGATAAAGGTACGTGGAGCGCACGCCACGGTGTTGCGCCGTGAATCATGCACTCCCGTATATCGGTGTCTCGAAGATGATGTTGTAGATATCCAGCATGTTCTATCGTTGCCGTTACAATCTTAACATCACCATCTTCATGGAAGGCGTTAATTGAAGACTTTGGAAAAACCTGCTTGGACTTCCTTGACATAGGCTGGGTCTCTTTTTGCTGGATTCCAATAACGCTCATCAGTCATCATAGAGCGCAGTTTATCTTCTGTTATTGCAGTAGGTAAACCTGCATCAGCAGACATTTGCGCACCACCTACCTTAGACATAATAAACTCAAGAGCCTCAATGCCCTTTGCTGTTTGCCCAATCTGCAAGATAGCATCAGCATGTTCTTCTGGAAAAAATTTATTTGCCCACAAGTCAACAGCTTCAATGCGTGCATCAGCATTGTCACCAAGATTAGCACGTTCTTGTTCCAAGTCAGGTGTTTGTGATTTTATAAAATCTGCATATTGTGCTATGCCAGATTCAAACTCTTCTTGGCTATACGCGTTTTCAAATGCATGATCAGCCCACCATTGAAACAGTGGATTATCAACAACCATTTCTGCATCAACAGATTCTGGTATCTGATAATCACCAGCAGTAGCTGGTCTGTTTTCATAAGCAGCAGTTTCAAACTCTTGTATAATTTGCTGCCGTAGTTCTTCTTGACCAGCACCAAGTTTCTGTTCAAGAGATTGATAAGAAGACGCAAGGTCTTCTGGTGTATTAAATTTTTCTGGTAGCCATTCTGGACGTTCAGCTACAGGTGCTTCAGTTGTGACTGTGGCTTCAGCCGCTACTTCTACATTATCTGCTTCGCTCATTTCTTTGCCTTTTCTGCTTGTTTAAATCGCCTCTCTATGAGGCCCACTAAATAACGCTGTCCTTCTAAATGACGTAGTTCAGCGTCAGAGATGTTTGCACCACTAACAGATTCGATAGTAATAGAACGCAAATATTGCATCACTGCCTTACCATTAGGTGTGCGAAACAAACTATTGATATTTTTAGATATTCTATCGTCTTCTTCTTTTGGACGAGGAAACCCATCAAGGCCTAAGTTGAGTGACATCTGGTACTTCACCTTGTTGCTGTGCTTGTTGATATCGTTGTGCAGCTTCTGCAAGCTGCTGTCGTTCTACGCTATCTCGCACAAGACTATCAGGTACACCAAATTTTTCAGCCAAATGTACTGCAACATCTTCAGATTTAATTAACAAATTCAAAATCTCAGGCCCAAACGTACCGCCAACTAACTGCAAATAGCGTGATATAGATGTAATATCTTGATTAGCTTGTGCTTGTGCAAGGGGTGAAACAGAACGAACCTTAACTTCTCTGCCATTTATAACAGGTATTTCAATACGACCTTGCTTTTTTAAAAGATACACAACACGCTGCAATATTGGCTGCACCATCTCAGCTTGCAATCTACCAAAAGCAGACCCAATGCGTCTGGATAAATCAGCCATGCGTTCTGCAACTTCTGTTGCTGACGCTGGTGTTCTATTCGGATCACCAAGCATGTCATTATACAAAGCTCTTTTAATATTGTTGCGCATGTCATTTAGAATAAGATTAGCAACATTAAAATCGCCAGCAGCACGTATTGGTTGTAATCCCATTGACCCCATCGCCTTTGGGATGATCGTCCCTGGCACAAGATTAATTGTATCTGTGTTCATAACGCCATCATCATCCATCTGATAGATGCCTGAGATAGCCATCTGTGCATTTTCAAGAACAAGCTCGATTGTTAAATTAGTTGTTTTGATTGCACTAAGGGCGTTGACAAGAGGGCCGCGTCCATAAATTTCGCCACTGGCTTTAGACCAACGAAAACATATAAACGGATTAGAACCTGCACCATCAAACTGTTCGTAGTAAATTACTTCTTCAGCCGCAATATCGATAACATAATAGTCATAACGCTCTTCATTGCGTTTTTCATAGTTTCTACAAACCAGTTCAAGAATCTTACACTCTGCTTCTGGCTGTGTTGCAATAGCTTTAGCAAGTCGTTCTGAAACGACAGCACGCTCATAGGCAACAGGAATCGAGCGGTTCTTAAGAACCCTCTCTCTAAACACATGGTCAATCGAGCCATCTGCACCTGTATCAAGCACGACAGACGGAAGCGGTATCGCGTTAAAGCGTATTGGATTGATTGAGTCACCTTCTTCAACAAGCAAGACGCCTGTTCCAATAGCCAAGTCCATAAACGATTCATGTATCTCTTGACCAAAATTAGAAGATTGTAGAACTTCAAAAACATAATCAGTCACCACATCAAGTTGATTATTTACTTGGTCGACTTGTTCATCTGGAATTTCAGAACCAGCAACAAAATCTGCCCAACGTGCAAAGTTTGGCACAAGACCAGATTGAAGACGAGAAGCAAACTCCTGTGTTCCAACCACAGCAGTTTCGTCAAAAATTTTATCATCACGACGTTGACCAGCAACTTCATAATAAAATCCTTGACGCATAGGCAATGCATATTCATAGCACTCATCAAACAAAGGTTCAAAGTTTAAGCGTTTTTCTTTTGCACGCTCATACTTTTCTAACATTGGTTTTGTCTGGTGCATTACAGAGTCTCGTCAAAATAACCCATGCCGCCTCTGCTACCTGTCAGCAAAGATGTAGCACCAGAGCCACGACGTTGTTGCTTAGCGGCAGTTTCTACACCTTTTTCTCTTGCCTCGTCACGCCTTCTGCGCTCTTCCGCCTCTCTTTGCTCACGAGCATCTTTTTCTGCTTTTTTGGCAGCCTCTTGTTCAGCTTTTTCTGCTGCGGTAAGCGGTGGTGGGCCTTTTGGTCTACTTGTTGCTACACACATAATAGTCTCCTTTAGTTTTTCATACAGTTGCTTTTACACACAAAGCAACGCACATTTTACATTCTAGCCCAAAGACCTTTACGTTTTTGTCGTGGTTTTCTTGTAAAGACATCATAGTTACGTTCAGCTTGGAAAGGTTTAGGCGCATGCTGCATATTCGTCAAGATTGCACGTCCTTCGCCAGACCCAAGCATTAAATACTGCAAAGCGTCATGTATATGTGAAAAATGATTTTTATCTGGCTTATCCATATAACGCTCGCCAGATACCTGCAATCGTCTGTATTGATAACCACCCTCAAAGCCCTTAATTATATTACGACACCTGAAGTCAACC